AATTAATAAAGCGCGAACCACGTTCATTGAAAGTATCACCAAACATTCGCACAGAGGCAGGATACATGCTGAGATACATCAAATGCGATCCGACCAGGGAGGAACGGTAACAGGTAGATTTAGTTACAGTAATCCGAACTTACAGCAAATACCAGCACGGCACGGGATTCTCGGCCCACTGATCAGAAGTATATTTATACCTGAGAAAGATCATGAGTGGGGTATCTTTGATTACTCGCAACAAGAACCACGGCTCGTCGTACATTATGCAAGCCTACGGCATTTTACAGGTGCGGGTAAGTTTGTTGATTCATATCAAGAAGACGCAACAACGGACTTTCATAAAATGGTTTCTGAGATGGCTGACATACCACGTAAACAAGCGAAGACAATTAATTTAGGATTATTCTACGGCATGGGTAAAGGTAAACTGATGTCACAGCTTGGTGTTAACATTGAAACAGCAAGTGAACTGCTTGCAAGTTACAATGAACGCGTACCATTTGTTAAGCAATTGATGAATGATACAATGAACAAAGCTGGTAAGAAAGGTTATCTATCTACATTAGAGGGTAGACGATGTCGTTTTGATCAATGGGAACCAACCAATGAGTGGGGACAGAAGTCTCTGCCATTAGCTGAAGCTCAACAACAATACGGCGAACATATGATTAAACGTGCCTGGACATATAAGGCACTTAATAGATTAATACAGGGCTCTGCGGCTGATCAAACAAAGAAAGCAATGCTTGCTTTGGCTAAAGAAGGCTATCTGGCACACATACAAGTACATGATGAATTAGACTTTTCTGTTGCAAGCGATGCAGATAAGGCTAAAATTAAAGACATTATGGAAAACTGTGTTGAACTATCTGTCCCAAGTAAAGTCGACGTTGAATGCGGTGACAACTGGGGCGATGCAGGTGACTAAAGTATTTTTATTAGTAGTAAGTTTATGGGGCTACAATGGTAGCACTTGGGTGTACACTGGTAATCAGATGGTGTTGAAAGAACCAATGCCACAGGAACAATGTGAAGTAATCGCGGCTAACTGGCAAAAGTTTGAGATGAATAAGTATTTTCGTTTTTCTGTAGAATGTATTGAAGATATTAGAAAAGAAACTTGACACTCCCATTATATTAGATTAAAGACTTATTTAAATGAGAATGGTGCAACATTCTCGGAGTATGGCTGAACAACTGTAACAAGGTAGTAAAGCACACTTAAAGGGAAGTACGGACATGTGTCTGAGGTAACTGAGGGTGGTACTGAAGTACTAGTTAAATATGCAGATATTTGACTTGTCGGGAAAAGGTTGGGGGTAGTCAAAGAACCCCCCTACTCACACTAAGAAAGGAAAAATGGATAAATATCAAAGATTTTTAACAGAACATGAATTAGCTAATTATTTTAAGGTAAGCGTCCATAAGCTACGTAGAGATAGAGTTGAAAACAGAGGAGTCCCTTACATTAAATATGGTCGCCAAGTTAGATACCCTGTTGAAATAATTGAACAGTTTTTGGAAGACAATAAAGTTATACCAAAAAATTAAAAAGAAGATGGGTTTTTTATTTATGAGTTTTTTAAAAGGACGTAGAAAAAAACAAACAGAAGAAATTTTGAAAAAAGAATTTATGAATTCTTATTCAGAAAAAACGCCGAACACAAAAGGAAAAAAGAGTTTGGCAAAAGCACTAAAGAAACCATTAAAAAGGAGAAAGAAATGAGACTTAAAAAAGACTATGAGATGACGTTCAAAGAAGGACTTCGTCTTGGGATGCGTTTGACACAAGCGAAAGCTTATATACAAAATGCGCGTGATGCGAAGAGACTTGGTGACGATACCATGGCTGAATTGTATATGGGTTTTGCAAAAGATTGGAATGAACTAGCTCGTAATGCGGGTAGAAGGTTTACACCAGCCGTGGCTCACGAACCCGAACAACCTGCTTTTGATTTTGGTGACGTCGAAATGCAGGAACACTTATCAAAGTTACCACATCAACTAAAGGAGACAGGATGAAACAAAAATATGAAGAAGGTTATTTAAAATACGTAAAAGAGAAGGGAGCAACAAAAAAAGATTTAAATTTTTCAGAAAAAATGAGTGTCGGTGAATATAAAATAAATTATGACAAAGACCCTGCTGAATTACTTTATAAGGATAAAGAAACAACATCGAGTATTCCTTTTGAATGGACAGATGCTAATCTTTTAGATGTTATGAAGGATGATCTTGAAGAAATTTATAAGTATTTTACCAGCGGTAAATTAAATGAAAAAGATTCACACATTCATTTAGAGACTTTGTTTTCTCTTCCAAGAATTATTAAACTTCAATTAGCAAAAAAAGATTTGTTTATTAATCCCACTGCAAAAGATGCAATGAAGAAGCATGAACAATACTTACGCGAGGTAAAATAATGAACATTAAGAAGTTTAAAAGTGTGGCAGTTGCCCTTGAAACGTACAAGTTGTTAAAGAAAATAGCAGCCGACGACGATAGGTCCGCAGGTATGCAAATAACGTATTTAGTAAAGAAAGAAGCTAAGAAAAGAAAACTAGCAACATGAAACCAGAATGGAAGTATGAGAAGAAGTGTTGCAAGGAGTGTGATAAAGAGTACATCACCGATAATATGATGGCTGTTAAGAGAGGTAGTTATACCTTTATTTGGTTTTGCATTAGATGTTACAACTTACAAGAACAATCATAGTTTGTGTCACGATTGTGGCGAGTGTTTGGTTATGGACTACGCACTCGCCCTTTCGGATGTACGTTAATGATTGCACAAAAAACAGAGTGTACAGTCAAGAGTATTGTATTTGGATGTACATGGAGATGAGAAAGGAAGAATCATGGCTAAGAAAAATCCTCTTAGAACTCGGCTATTGAAAGAATATGCTAGGTTGTCTAAGATAGCGGTACGCGAACCACGGAACGGGAAAGAAGTATTTACTCGTATGCGTTGGGAGAAGATTAGAAAAATATTATGGAGGCGTTATGATTATATGCAGTCAATGTAAAGGAAATGGATATGTTAAAGTTAGATTCGAGAGCGAACAGGCCATTGAGCAGTGTAAGGTTTGTCACTCACAAGGGGAGCTCAATGAAGATACCTACTACCACCAAACGTGGACAGAAGGCACTCAAGATTCCATCGCGATCTACTATGGACCGCCCTTGGACCCCGAATCATTCAAAAACTACACGATTTCGGGAGAGTAATCCTGTTGTAAAGTTTAAGGGTGAACCGCCCTTTTAGTTGCATTAGATCCCATATTCAATTATAATTACTACGATAATTGTTTATTTAGCCCCTGCACAGGTATCGCCTGGTGGGGGCTGAAACATATGTTTATGAGTGATCAAGAGATATTAAAGCAGAGAGACTTACTGGACGCGATCCTCGCATCACGGACCACGAGTCAATACGAGAGATTAGAGTCTATGAAAGTCATGGATTCAATATACTTCAAAGAAAATTTACCCGAGAATGTGGTTTTATTTCCGTTACAAAGGATAAAAAGGTATGTACACACAGCTACCAGAAAGCCCCGTAAGAAAAGTTTATAAGTGTCGCCATTGCGGTGACGTGTCAGTAAAATTTTATAATCCAAAACAAGATCGCGTGTATACAGCCGCTGAATGGGAAGTAATTGTAACAGATGGTCGTAAATCCTTAGATAAAGCACTTAGAATAGTGCGTGAAGATCCAAAGTTCTTTTCATAAACGCTGTTCTCTATAGATGTTTCTATGAGATATTTATTTTAAAATATTTTTTTAGTAAAATACAAGTTACAAGGTTACAAGGTTACAAACAGTAGAATACTTACCTTTTCTTGTAACTTCTTGTAACTTACAACTATTTACAAGTTACAAAGTATCTATATTTTACGAAAAAAACTCGCATTTCTCGGAAATATTTAGTAATATAATTTTTATTTAAGAAAAACATCTATTAAAAAGGTGCATTATGGAAGAAAACAAAGACGTATATATACCAGAACCGCTATCAGAAGCGTTGTTTCACCCTAAAATAACACCAAAACAGAGAAAATTTATTCTTTTAATTGTTCATTCAGAAGGTTTGAAGTCTGCATCGCAGTGTGCAATAGAAGCTGGGTATAGCAAAAAGAGTGCTACAGAGCTGGCATCCAGGTTGCAGAACCCTGAGTTATATCCTGTGGTTGCAAAAGCTATTGATTCGGAGATCAGAGCAAATGTTGATAGGTATCGCTGTACTCAGGAAAGATCATTGTCTACACTAGCCCGCATCAGAGACCAGGCGTCATCTTCAGGGAATTGGAACGCTGCCGTAGCTGCGGAAACCAGGAGAGGACAGATAGCTGGTTTGTATGTAGATAAGAAAGAAATTCTTACAGGTACAATCGACTCGATGTCGAGAGATGAGGTAGAGAAGAAACTGCAAGACTTGAAGGAGCAGTACAGTATTGAAACTACGTTTGAGGAAGTTAAAGAATTAGAAAATAAGTCTTGACTATAAAATAGAATGGGACTAAATAGGTTTTAGAGCAATTTCATTGTTTATTCATTTGTTCTCTAGTAGCCGAGCTAGTTCCCTTCGGCAAAGAAAGAGAGGAAGTTATGCCTAAATATACTATAAGACAAAGTTATCTTACAGAGGACGTTTACAAAAACGTAGAAGGTAAAGATGTGCAAGATGCTATTGATAACATCGTTGTACTAACTTTAATACCTTCTGATACTCATACTGAGGATACAGAAACAAAAGTAGAATTAGAACAAGAGCAAGAGCAAAGGTTGCCATATTATTATGGAGAAAGAAAAAAAGTATGATGAACATGTATGAAAAAGCATTTGTGATATATAGTTATGATGAGAACTTACACTTATCACATCTTAAAAATTCAGATATGCCGTTAAAAGATTTTTTAAAAGCATATAAAGTAGAATTA